AATACTGGCAATCGGTCAGCAGCTGAAGTATCTGGGCATGGTTCGATTGCTATTACAACAGGGCATGATTCTAAATCTAAAGCGGATAATGGCGGTGCTATTGTATGCGTTTACAGGGATTGCAATGGTGACCTAATGCATATCAAAGCGTCTAAGGTTGGCGAAAACGGAATTAAGGCAAACACATGGTACACACTTGACGCCAATGGAGAGTTTGTTGAGGTTGAGAGTGGTGAATAATAAACAAACAGAACACGAATTATCGGAGTTGTACGAAAAGGAACGGAGTTTAGAAAAGGCTCTTGAACTTGTGCGTGAGAAAATCCGTGAGTTAATTAATTACACTAACAAAAATAAGGCCGCTAGATAGTGGCCTTTAAATTTACAAGGAAGGGTAAAATGAAGTTAAGCAAGCAAGTTAAAGAAGTGATTTATTTTAAAATTGTGAATACTTTAAACATAAAAAAAGCAAGACAGTTTGCAGAAGAATTGCAAGTAGATATTGATAAGGAGCAAGATCAAAAATTTGTTAAATTCTATAAAGGGGTTTTAAAGCAAATGCAAGGACAGCGATTAACTTTTGCCTCACACGTAGGATGTAGATTACAAAATTGCACATATAGCCTCTTTGTTGATTCAGATTTTTACAAAAGCGAAAGATTCAAAGAGTTAGTGGGAAACACTCAAAAAGAAATCCATCAAATTGAAATTGATTTAAAACAACTTAAAGAAACAATTTTATCAGTCGATACTGACAAAACATTCTTAACAATGTTTCCTCAATGGGAGAAACAACTATTAGATAGCTTGCCAAAAAATAAAATAAAACTACCGGCAACCATAGCCGATGTTTCTTATCTAGATAAGTACAAAAAACAAGGAGAGTGACTATGTATTGGTTTAAAAATGCGATCATTTATCGCCTAACAAAGAATATTGACTTCGGTGAAATCGAATCAAAACTAAAAGAATGCCAGTTTACACCGTGCGAACCGTCTGAGATTAGTCGATTCGGCTGGACTGCACCGTTAGAAACAAATGGTGATTTAGCCTATTTTGCAGATAACAAAGTCTTGCTAATAGCTAAACGTGAAGAAAAGATTTTGCCGGTAGATGTAATCAACCGTGAACTAAATATCCGAATTGCAGCGCTTGAAGAAAAAGAACAGCGAAAATTGAAGAAAACAGAGCGCCTATCATTGAGAGATGATGTTGTTGCATCGCTAACCTCTCAGGCATTTTCCAAGTTTAAATTTACCGCACTTTTCATCGATTTAAAAACAAAACTGATTTACGTTGATGCAGCATCATCAAAAATCGCTGAAGATGCTCTAGCACTATTGCGTAAATCACTAGGATCACTTCCAGTTATTCCACTCAGCTTTAATACAGCGCCTTGCGAGGTTATGACTGAGTGGATTGCAGATAAAGAGCCTAATTGGCTAATTTTATTAGAAGAGGCTGAAATTCGTGAGAAAAACGATCTTGGCGTAATCAGTTGCAAAAATAAATCATTGCTCGATGAAGATATTGTGGAGCTTGCGCAATCAGGGCTTGTATCAAAACTCGCACTTGAATGGGAAAACAATCTCAAATTTGTTTTGCGTGATGATGGAACACTAAAACGATTGAAATTTGATGATCGTATCACAGAGCAAAATGATGATATTCCAAAAGAAGAAATTGGCAAACGCTTTTACGCTGATTTTATTTTAATGGCCAACGTGCTTTCAGGCTTGTTGAATGAGCTATCAGTTGAATTTAATGGATTTAAGGTTGCACTATGAAAACAGCAGAAGAAATTCTAGAAGAGCGAAAAAATACGCATGGCGATTTTGAAAAGGGTGCGCAAGATTTTGCGCAGTTAATGCGCCCAGTTGTCGAAAAATGGTTAGCTGGCACAATTAGCAATGTTAAATTTTATGGTTTAACAATGGCTAATGCAAAACAAGTGAGAATCTTGAATGGAGATTCAAGTCATGCCGATCATTATATTGATGCCGCAAATTATTTCACTCTTGCCGGTGGGCTTTACAAACCAAGTGAAGATTGGAAACAAGGTATCTTAAAAGGTGGAATTTTAAAGTGCGGAGGGCGTGAGAATGAATGAAATTAAAGTCGGCATTCGCTATTCTCGATTGGCAGATATTTTCGTTTGCTATTTCTATGTAAGAATGAATAGCAACAATGAATCCGCAATAGAACTAGCAATCAATGATGTTAAAGAAAATTGGATATTATTCGGCGCTGAAATGAGAAATGACATTATCAATATCTCAGAATTAGCATTGCAAGATGTACCGAATACTGATGTTGTTGCTGAGTTTATCAAGTGGGCAAAACACTATTTTGATGCTCCGCAAGAAACAAGCACGCAAAGACCTTTGGTTGATGTTTTGCCAGTGGTTAATATGGCAAAGGTAAACCATAAAGCGGGTGATTGATATGATTATTTGGGCATTGTTCGATAGTGGTAATGGTTGCTATACGCAAGGCGCAGAGCTATTTAATCAGTCAGTCAGTCAGTCAGTCAGT